TCTTTACCTTTTTTAGCTAAATTTGCGCCCCAGTCACCTACTTTATTGACCACTTTTTTAAGCCAGTCAGCCACTTTCTGAGGTAACTGTTTGACATATTCAATGACCTTGTTTACAAAATCGACCGCCACCTCTTTAGCCTTGTTAAGCATATTGAGACGCCACGTTACAATTTTTGTAATTACGTTAACAAGCCAAGTCCACACTTTAGCTGGTAACTGTTTGACAAACTCTATGACCTTATTGATAAATCCTAAAGCGGTCTCTTTCGCTTTTTGAGTCATATTTTTTCGCCAAGTTGTGACCTTGTTAATGGTATTTACAAGCCACGTCCAGACTTTTTTCGGTAACTCTTTGATAAACTTAATCGCATTATCGACAAATTCCTTAAATTTACCGTTATTTTCATAAAAATACTTGAAAAGTCCAGCGAAAGGATTTGTCAAAAATACTAAAATTGTCTGCCAGTTATTTTTAACCCAGTCAATGAGTCCAGTAAAAAAGTTCGGTATAGTTTCTGTAAAAAACGTCTTAATTTTTTCTACAAAGCCACTCACGCCACCGCTGATTTTTTCCCAAAGCCCTATCCAAAACTCCCTAAATGAGTCCGACTTTTTCCACAGAGCTATAAACGCCACAACTAAACCAGCAATTAACGCTATAATAATACCTATAGGGTTAAGGTTCATGACTACATTTAAGGCGGTCTGAGCCCCAGTAACCAATTTAGTTGTCATAGCCCACGTCTTAAACTTGCTTATTATACTGGTGAAATTCTGTATGAGTGACGCTGTGGCTAGTCCAGCCATAGCCGTACCTATACCAGCAATTCCAGCTATAATAACGTCTTTATTATCCTTTATCCAACCAAAACCGTCTTTAATGGCTGGTATAACGGTATCCCTAAAAATAGGTAATACCTCATCTTTAAAGGTTTTAAAGCCATTTATGACCGCTGGTATGACCTCATCCTTTACGACTGTAAAACCGTCCTCGATTTTACCTGTAAACTCCTCTATGTCTACACCCTCAATGAGCTTTATACCCTCCTGTAAAAGGCTGGTGAAGCCATTTTTTACAGCTGTAGTAATAGGTTCAGCCTTAGCTCCCAGCTCTGCCAGCGTTTCCGTATAACTTGCCTGAGCTTTATTAGCGTCTATGATGTCAGCATTATTTTTCTTATATGCCTCACCTGTTTTACCTAAGAGCTTATCTGTTATCTCTAACATATAAGCCTGCTTTTCCTCAGTGGTCTTACACTTTTCTAAGCCCTCATTAAACTTATCTACACTGTAACCACAGCCCTCTAACATCTGAGTATAGCCGCCTGTAGCCTCACCTAGTTTTAAAGTTTCATTAGCTGACTCATAAAACATCTCTGGCTGTAGAGCGTCTCCAAATTTACCAACCACGCCTGCAGCGTAACCACTCCACTTAGCTACATCTTTCTCAGAGTCTGCTAATAAAGATATCTGCTGAGCTGCCTCTACACTTTGGTCAGTTTCACCGATAATACTATATAACTCAGAGTATGCTTTTTTAGCTGTATCGGCACTCTTACCATTAGACGTATAAGCAGCGTCTAGCTTACCCATTTCTGTCCTGTACTCTCTAGTCTCCTCTGCTAAGTTGAGCATATTACTAGCAGCGTCTTTTAAGCTACCTACTAAGTTAGTAAGCACATTACCAGCAAAAGTAGCTATAGCACCTTTAAAAGTAGTAAAACCGTCTCCAGCGTCCTCAGCCTCACTACCGATATCACTTAAGACCTCAGCCACGTCTTTACCTGTTTTCTGAGCTATCTTTTCAGCCTCAGCTACCTCTGAGAGAGTGGACTCGTATTTACTAATCTGGCGCTCAGTATTACTTATAGCTGCCTTTTGATTGTTAATACTTACTTTCAGTCTGTCAGCTGCAGCACTGCCCTCACCCTGTTCTTTTACTACTGCCTCATACTGCTGCTCTAAGTTAGCCAGTATGCTCTTTTGACTTTTGAGGTTAGAGCCTAACTGTTTTAATTTAGCGCTGATACCGTCTGTAGACTGAGCCCAGTTATCCATACCAGCGCTAGCAGCTTTAAACTCACTGTTAGCTATACTGATCTGACGCTTAGCCTGCTGCATAGCAGTTTTAAGCTCTGATATATCAACTTTAAATTTAGTAGTGGTTTCATTGTTAGCCATAATCTCACCTCACTTTTAAAACCAGTCATCTCCAGCCCTTTTACGTATCACGCCAGAGCTATTATTTTTATTGTCACTACGGCTATTAAAATCAATTAAGCCGCTTATTAAGTCCATTACGTCCTCTGCTGGATAGTCTAGTAACTTAATAGGATCTAAGCCCGTATAAGTCTCACATAGACTTTTATTTATCTCAAAGAACATCTGCGACAGCGTTAAATTTACACTGCCGCCACTGAGTTTTTTGAGTTATCACCTTTATTTTTAAGACCGTTGATTTTATTCAGAGCCCATTTATAAATCTCTACTGCTACGTCTCCCAGTTCCATAACGTCAATACATTCCAGCTCAGTATCAGTAATTTTAAAAGTAGCTTTAAGAATTTTATCCAGCTTATCTACGTTAGCAATAACAAAGTTAACCAGCTGTACCTCATTCTCTATATCTACTGACTCTAAAGACTGAGCTACATAAGTAATTACTCTGTAAGGTACTCTGAGCTTGTCAGCCTCTACTGTCTTAGCCACTTCTACTAAACTGTCATCTGTGTAAATATTTAAAACTAATTTCATAGTGTTATATGCCTCCTAAAAATATAGGGCAGTACTATGACTGCCCTTTTGTTAATTAACTTAAGCTGCTGCGATAGTGTCAGGTGTCTGTACTTCTGCAAAAAACTCAGTTTCGTCTTTAGCATTTACCCCAGTGTCTATATTTACTGCCTTAGCTGTTTTCTTTTTACCGTCAACAGTAAATTTATGAGTAGTGTTAATGCCTGTGTAAATAACTTCCTGACCATTAGCCTCAGAACCATCATCTTTAGTAGCGTGAGTAGAGTCAGGGATATTAAATTTACCTTTAAGTCTCCATACAAATACCTCAGTACCGTCAGTTTTTTCAGTGATATAACCAATAGCATAGTATTTACTCTCTGGCTCACCCTCTACGAGCATACCCAGAGTCTCATCATAGTACTGACCTGTGATTTTAGCTAAAACATCAAAAGGAATAGCGCTGGTATTAATACCAACCTCATCTGCTCCTACAGAGTCAATTATTACAGCTGGTACATTGTCGTAAAAATGCGACTCAGAGGCGCTCTCAGTATGTCTACTTAACTCAGACGTTCCTGCCACTGGGAATGGTGTACCGCACTCAAATTTATCAAGAGTGTCAGTAATAACCTCAGCAGCTACTAAACCTCTAATGCCTCTATATTCCTGAATATCTGGCATATTAATTTACCTCCTATAAGTTTTGTTATCTAAACTTTAACTTTAAAAATTTTTAGTCTACATTAAAACTACACGCTAAGCTATGGTAGTTCTCAGCTATAATAGGCTCAATAGTAGACCTGTTATAAGAAATAACTCCAGTAGTATCAATAGAAATTCTGGTAATAATCTGCCCTACTGCTCCTACTGCAATGATAATTTTTTTAGACGGTCTATAGCCAGCTGGCAAAGTAGCAACATCTGTATTACTTGCCGTCACGCCTTTAAATACACCGCTAATAAACACCTCTTTACCTACACGCCTATATCTAGGTTTCTGATCCTCACTATAAGCTGTAATACCATTGTTAAGCGGTAAGACAATCCAGCCACTATCAACTAAGTCAACTTTATTCCAGTCTCCCCATGAGCTCTGGTAATATGCCTGATAATAGTATGACGGATTAATTTTATTGCATGGCATATAGTAAATTACTTTCTGCCCATCAGCACCACCAGCTACCACCTTAACCATACCTGTAGAATTACCTACACCGTCAGGCTTGTTTAAAATGCTAGCACATACAGTAGCGTCAGGTATTAAATACTCACCTACTGCCAACTCATGTAAATCAGCACCCTCTGCAAGAGTACTTACTGCTGCAGCTGTCTGTAGAGCTAAAATAGCTGCCTCAGCTGCGTCCATTCTTTCATAAATTGTAGCCATTTTTACCTCTTATTGTTTCTGTCTGTAGAGTAATGTGATACCTCTACCTGTGTGGGTAGGCTCATCACTCATTACAGAGTAGCCTGCTCCACTAACTACAAAGCCTTTAGCTTTTAAAGCTGTCTTAGCCTCCAGTAACATAGTATTTACTAGCACTGGATCTACGCTATAAAAGTTAAGGCTATACTGCCATATAATAGCGCTCTCTATATTACTATAAAAACCGCTACCATCTGCTGAGTCATTCCAGTAAGTAAAAAAGCTGTCAGGGTAAAACTCATCTGGAGCATAACTGCCCTGCAGTTTACAGGAATAACCCAGAGACTCTATTACACTTATAAGTAAATCCTCCATTTAACCCTCCATAGTCCTTTTAATTACTTTATCTAGTGCCTCAGCCTGTATTTTCTTTATTTCTCTTTTAGTTTTAGAGCCATAAATAGTATCTTTTAAACCTGCTACAGGACTCATTTTAGGAGTACCGTACATAAGGAATATGCTAGCCATACCAGACTCTTTAAAGTCAAACCCTACTTTAATTTCTCCTGTCATACCTTGCCAGCTTACACTCATGTCAGTATCTATAGACCTTTTAGTAGTACCTGTGGAGTATCTGCCGCCTGCAGGTAAGTTAGCATTAGCCACATTAGCGTTAATAAGTGGGTTAACGTACTCTTTAGAGGCTTTTAATGCTGCCTCTACTCCACGTTTCATAGTGGCAGTACCGCCCAGCTTATCTAATTTCTCCATGTACTCCTCAAATCCTTTTACTTCAAGTCCTATTCTATTACGTGCCACCTCTGACACTCCTAACCTTAAACTTTAAAAACTGATTTCTCTGCTCAATATTCTCAGGAGTACCTATAACCTCATACACTTTATTACCTAGCTTAATACGGCTAGCCGTTGTAATGTCAGGTCTATACCACGTCTCTATATTAGCTGTATCAATTACAGTTAATACTCCATTAACTGTGGTTTCAGTACCTCCATAAGTTTTAAAGCTGCAGTAAATCAGATCACCGCTGTCAGGGTAAATTTTTTTATCTACCCCTTTAACGGTTTCAGTCTTTATCACGTTTAAAAGTTCTACAGGTGTACTAAATGGCTCACTAGGTCTATAACTCATTTAAGTACCTCCTAAAATATAATTACCTCAACCTCTACTGCCACGTCCTGAGGGTCATAACACTTAAAAGTAAGAGTGCCCTCTGCCTGAGCTATAGCATAGCAGCCCATATCATTATAAGTATCAACATAAGCAGCTGTGGGAGCTACTAAAATATTATTACTAGCAGTTACCCCTGAGACTGTAAGCACCTGAGTATAACTACCATCACCCTGACTAGACCAGCCTAAACCGTCAAAAGTAACAGTAACTTTAGTGTATACATCTCCAGACCCACCGACAGTTTGTAGCGCTGTATGTACAGCTCCACTGGTTATTAGATTAGAGCTACCCTCTTTTACTGCAGTATCTACACCCTGAGCACACGCTGAACCTAATGTATAACCGTTATAAGTCTTATTAGTTAATGCCTGAGTATCATTTAGGTTTACTACTTGTTTACTGTTAGAGTATACGTGTCCGTCACTGCCTACATATACTGTATCATGTGAGTATGATGTGCCTCCTGTATTACTCTGAGTAGTTCTACCACAGAGAAATATTTTAGATGACGTATTATCTGAGCCGCAACTGTTAGTAGTGTTACTATAATAGTCACTGTCAGCCCACCAACCAGTATAATTAGTGCCGTTTACGTTAGCATTTTCTAAGTATGTCAGTATAATCAGAGAGCCAGCACTAAAATGAGTAGTTAATTTAGTTGTGCCTTTATAGTAGATCTGTTTAGCTCCAGTAGTACCGCCACCAGAGAGAGTAAGGTTAAGAGTGTCTCCTGAGCTTGTACCCGCATAAGGTAACCAGTATCTAATAGTCTGTCCATGCTTCAAAGTACTAAATGGAGCTACACCTGTAAAGGCGTTAGTGCTAGCAGTCTGAGTACCTATAATAAGCGGTATACCATACTCTATAGGAGCGTAAGTGTCAGTAATTATATTACCGTCACCGTCCTTAGTAGCTTTAGCAGCAGTACCTGTTATATCTCCTGTTATTTTTCCATCTGTCCTAAAATAATAATTAGTACCATCATAGTAAACTAGATAACTACCTCTAGTTAAAGCATAGTTACTAGAAGATGAGGCAGAACCATTAATATAAATGGGCTTAGCTCCCTTACCATTAATGTTAAGCGTAAGCGCTCCAGCATAAGTATTAGTAGTAGATACTATTACTTGTATGTAACTCTTAGCTAATAAATAGTAATTAGTACAGGTAGCTGTTTTAGCCGCTGTAGCTGCAGCAGTAGTACAGTAAGCGCTAGGTACTGTGTTACCATCTGTATAAGAGCCGCCCAGCCACACCCAGTACGTACCATCATAGATATAAAAAATAGTTCTATTTGCATAACCTGTCATCTGGCTAGAGGTACTGGTATACTTAGCATTGTTATACCAGATATTTTTAGCTCCACTACCATTAACATTTAGAGTAACTGAAGAGGCTGTATTAGTGTAACTAAACTTAACCGCTACAATGGCTCCAGTTTTTAAACTCCAGTTATCATTACCAGTAATAGTAACTACTTTTGCTGCAGTCCCAGCTGCTGTAGCACACGTACCATAAGCTAAATTAGTATTATCTAATTTAGTATGACTATGAGATGCAAGCGCAAAAGTACTTTTTATTTTATTCCATAAATGAGCTAAGCCAGTTTCATCTAAAAAAGCCATACTTTCACCTCATTAACCAGTTACTATAGTATCAATAGTGGCATTAGCTATAACTGGCACTGTAAACAGTTCACCTAAGTTATCCCACTCGTAACCGTCCCATGCATAGTTAATACCTCTAGCCTCTACGTTATATACATCTCCTACAGTGTTACCGCTAGTAGGCAGATTAGCTACGTTTGGTACAGTGCCCTTATACTTATATACTCCTGTTATGTCTGTTTTCAGAGCGTATTTATTACCCATCTGAGAAATATCTACATAGATCTCGCCTAAGTCTGCTAATAAACCATCTACCATATCATTAAGATATTTACCCTGAGCTGCAGATAATGCGTCAGCAGTGCTAGTTGATGTAAGATTATTTACTACTGTTACCTTAGTATCCTGAGCAGGTATACCTAAGTCAGTAATATCAGCTTTAGTTACTGCTGTAGCACCTGTTACATGACCTAAAGCGTCTATGACTACTTTATATAGTCCACTGCTCTTATCTGTATGAGTAGGGTGAGTATAAACAGTATCAGTAAATTTAGCATTAGCAGGTACATTAGACTCTACCGTTTTTCCATTCACCTTTTTAGCGTTATCTACTACGCCATCACCGTCAGCGTCATAGGTGGACTTAAGCATATCTCCCTCACCAAACTTAGACACTAGAGCCTCTATTTTAGCCCAGAGATACCGTAAGCCATTCTCATCTAAAAAAGCCATATCTTATACCTCCTCATCTGGCTCAGACTTATAACAGAGCTGGGTAACTCTCTGATAAAAATAATCAGAGAGTTTACCGCCACCGCTGTTATAATTCCATAAATCAGTTACGCCTCTAGCAACTACTCCAGCTGACACCTCAGACTTAGCCACGTTCTCAGGTACTCCAGCATTTATCATATAATTAACCACCTCATCTATATAGATCTTAAGTGTATTATCCTGATGAGTACCAGTAATACCTAAAGCGTCTTTTACTTTAGTTAATGCTGTATCAGCCATTTAGTTACCTCCTAGCTTAGCCCTGAGCTGCCGCTGCCTTTTTAATGATAAGAACACCGTTAGCGTCTACCAGTTTACCGTCACAGATCATAATAGCCTTATTTTTAATCTGGTTATTATCGTGATCTGTCCACTTAACTACTACCATTTCCATATTAGAGTTAATAGCATAGTCTGTAGGTTTCATAAATACAGCTACTACATCACCCTCAGCAGCGTCCTCATAATCTGGTAAACATTCACCCTCTACAGTTTCTACAGCTTTACCCATAAATCTATAGTTTTCTTCTCCATTAATACCATAGTTAGTACGTCCTACAGGCTGTCCGTTATCATCTGTCATACCGTCAATGTAACCGTCAAAAGTACCCTGACCCATAAAGAAAGTACCGTTTCTATAAGCCTTTTTCATCTTAGCCTTTACTTTCTTATGCCAGCCACTCCAACTAGTAAACTCTGCCTCAGTCATTTCAATTACGTTTTCAGCAGGTACTCTAGTGTCTTTTGTTACACCTAAAGGCTGTCCAGCTCCTGTACCGTTAAAAATAGCAATTTCCAAAGCCTTAACAATAGCCTCAGCAGCCAGTGGTACAAATAACTGCTGGAAACTGTCTAAAGTAACTACATTAGCCAGCAGTGTCTGAGCGATTTTACATTCAACTCCAAAGTAAGAGAACGTAATAGTATTTTTAGCCTCTAATTTCTGATCGTCACTAGTTGTAGTTTCTCCAATCCAGCTAGCCTGTGGTTTCAGAGACAAGATAGGAATAGCTACGCCGCCCTGTACATTTAATCTACGTACTAAAGCGTAAACATTACCGTAAGTGTCTAACTCCTGAATAATCTCATTCATAAGAGTATTAGGAATTACAGCGCCTACGTCTCCTGTAGCTGTTACAGCGTCTGCTCTCAGCTCAGCAGGGATAGGCACGTTACGGCAAACATACTCCATAAACGCCTCTCTGTATTCCACTGTGTCAGTAGGATCTACTGCTCTAGCTCCTGCTGCTGGAGCTCCAAAAGAGCCAACTACTACACCGTTTCTAAACTCTGCGTCTGCAGGTACTACAGATCTTTCTCCCTCTTCTCCAGCACCGCCCTCAGCGCCTGCCTCATCATCTTCCAGCTTTTTCAGCTGCTCCTCAGCGTCTGCAATTTCTTTTCTCAGAGCGTCCAGAGTCTCACCGATAGCTCTAACCTCAGCCAGATCCTGAGAATTATTAGAGCGTTCCTGCAGTTCTGCAAACTCTTTCTTTTTTCTAGCAATTAAGTTAGTTAAATAACTTTTCATGTTAAAATTACCTCCAATTAGTTTTGTTTTCTAAACTTTTGATTTAAAAAAATTTATTACGGTTTTTAGCTTTTTCAAGCTCCAGAGTCTCTCTATCACTATCCAGTGACTGCTGAGCGCTATCCAGTGCTCTCTTAGCGCTATCCAGCGCCTCCTTGTTTCTAGCAGAGATTTCTGTAGCCTCATAAGCTGGGAATGTTACGGCAGAGACTTCAAACACTCTATCAATAGATTTAATACGTCTAGTAGGGTGCTCTGTCTCCATGTTCTCCCATTCCTCACCGTCTATAGTAAACATGAAGCTCATACCTGTAATGTCTCCACGTTTAATAGCACTATATAAATTTTTAGCCTCTGAGTTATTCTCAGTGTCTAAATTAACTCTGATACCTAAACCCTCTTTATCTACTGTTAACTGCATAGTAGAATTTTTATTATTATTTCTGGATCTAGCCAGCGGTATCATTTCTGTATTATGGTTTACTAAAAATGCCACATCTTTAAGGTTAGCTTTATCTAAAGCTCCTGCCTCTATGATTTCATCAAAGTAACCTAAATCAGTTCTGGAGTCATATACAATAGGTCTACCTACTATGTGGTCTCCATACTTATCATTATTCTCAGCTCTTATTTCAAAGTCATAAGCTCTAGTAATTTTATTACTCATCTTTACCTCCTACCTGATATTCATTAGCCTTATTAGCGTCTATCCAGTTAAGACTCATGTAGCGTTTACCCTCCAGCTCTTTCAGAGGTAACATATTAAACATTACCCTTTTTTCATTTTCAAGAAATGCGCCAGTAGGAGCTAACACGTTTAACATCTGAATCTTTTGATCTATGCTCATAAAGATTAAATCTTTAGCGTAAAACTTAACCTCATTATTAAAGCCCTTTTCTCTATCTGTAAATAAGCTCTTAGTAAATGACTGTCCATAAGATATTATAATAGGCTCTAATGTTTTCTGATAAAACGCCTCATACTGCTCTTTAGTATAATCTCCAGTCAGTATAGACAGTGGTACACCAAAGTGTCTAAGTATTTTCTCATCTATAAACTTAAGAGTATTAGCGTCTACCAGAGCTATCTCTTTTTTAAGTGGTATAAACTCACTCTTTAAGTCTAGTGGTAAAAATCCACTCTCACTCTTTTTAAGTTTAGACTCCAGCTCTTTAAGCGCCGCCTCAGTTTTACTCTCATCTAACATAGTGTTATACTTAACCACTGCATTTACAGCAAAAGAGCTCTTCATAGCACTAGCTACACCCTGCAGCAGTTGATGGTTAATGTCCAGCGTTTTTAAAAGAGCGTCATTGTCAGGCTGTCCTGCCTCATTACCACCCATGTACTGATTAACGCTGTAGTTTTTCTTAATGTGGATAACGTCAGAGTATTTTACTGTATACTCCTGACCATTATTAAATCTAAACTTTACAAATAACTTACCAGCTCTGTCCTCTATAAAGTCTACCTGACTAGGCTGTATAGGATATAAGCCCTCATACTTTCTTTTTAATGCTCCAGTCTTTTTATCTGTCCACTCATAATAAGTAGGAATGATAAAAACATTATAGTTTAAAAATAATAACCATGTTATTTTCTCTAAAAACTCACTGGTAGTCATTAAAGGGTTAGGGTTATTAAGTACCCTCTGTATATCACTGTTTACTGGTACTACGTCATTACCTACTCCCATAATATGCTGTGGTCTCAGCTTTTTAATTTCCTGTACTATACAGTTAATAGCCTGCTGTACTACGTCACTGGCATAAATATTCTGTCCAAACTGAGAAAAGATAGGAGCATAGCCGTTTAATACCTCAGCATATTTAGCCTCAGTAGGTTTTTCTGTTACACTTTTAAACAGATCTGTAAACCAACCCATTTACTTAAACACCTCCTATCATCTGTTTAAACTCTGTCCTGTTTTGTCTATACATCTCATATAAAATACCTTTACATACAGCACCGTCTATACGTTTAGACGGCTCATTTTTTATAATTAAACACTGGTTTAAATCATTTACTTTAAGGCAGGCATTTTTTAAACACCATTTATCTACCTCATTGTCATTATAATTTACCAGCTTATGTACAAAGTCAGCCTCTAGGAGCTTAATGGCATTACTGAGCGTCTGAGCGTTCTGCAGTATCATTACCAGATCACCGCTGTCTCTGCTCCAGCCATAATACTCCATACGGTTTAAAAATTCTTTTGCAAATCTCTGGTCATATCCACATTTCCAGAGCTTAATATTATAGTCTTTATATAAACTATAAAACCAGTCTGCTACTTTACTCAGGTCAATGTCATTACCCTCAGTAATAGTTATGAGCCCTGCCTGAGCCCACTCTTTATACTTAGCTCCAGCGTTTCTGTCATCTGAGTCCTCTAACTTACTCTCAGGAATAAAGTACATAGTGTGTATATACTTAGTGTTGTCCTCAGGTTTCATTAGCAGCACCTTAGCGCAAGTAAGGTCAGTAGTCTCAGATAAGTCTACAGCTCCTATACACACGCTGCCTCTAAAATCTTCTAAGTTGTAGGAGTAGTTATAATCATAATCCTCTAAGTTAAGCCAGCTCTGGGCGCTATTCTGTTTTATGTTAAAGTCTTTACATAGTACAAATATCCTATCAGCTTTACTTTTCTTAGCCAGATCCACCTGCTCATCTAAGTAAGACCATTTTTTAACTATTCCTAAGCTAGGATTAGATTTAACCCAGCTGGCTCTATTCTGCCAAACTTCCTGCTCTGAGTCCTGAGTATATAGCCACGCTAAAGTACGTTCTGCAGCTATGCCGTCATCTTCTCCAGATATAATAGCTCTGGCTTTTTTAAGCTCGTCATCTAAATAACCGTCCACTACAAAACCCTCAGTAGTAAGGTTTACAAATAGTGGCTCATCTTTCAGACTCTGAGACTGCTCTACAGATTTAGCTATGACGTTATCTGCCATTTCATGCGACTCATCTAAAAAAGCTACGTCAATATTACGTCCCTCTTTATTTCTAGTCCTGTCAGACAACTTAAATATTTTACTGTTAGTGTGCTTATTTAAAATAAACCTCTGGTTACGCTTAGTGTCTAAGTCATCTGGATCTATGAGCTGTCTCATAGTGTCTATAGCGTCATAGATAATACTAGCCTGATTATCATCATTGGAGCTACACACTATATCAGAGCCTGCATTACCTAAGAAAAACTCTGTTAAACCTAAAGCGCTGCAGGTCTCAGACTTAGTATTTTTTCTGGCTATCAGAAAGAGTACTTTTTTAAAGCGTCTAAAAGTGGTCTCACTCATCTTAAATGAGTAAACCGCCTCTATAAACGCCTTTTGCCAGAGCATGAGTACCATAGGCTTATTATAAAAAGGACTCTTAGTAAGCCTTATGCAGTTCTCCATAAAGTCCATACGTAAGAGAGCGTCTGCAGTGTCATAATAGTAAGCGTCATTTAAAAAGTCCTCTTTTAAATTCTCCAGCTCCTGCCAGAGCTCTCTGCCTACTATTATTTCTCCTGTTTCTATACGTGCATGATACTCCAGTAAGTAGGAGTTATCTGGCGTCCATATTTTTCTCTCTTTAATCAGCATAAGCTTTAAACCACCCTCTTAAAGGACTGTCCTCAATTTGTTCACTCTCTAAGCGTTTATCTTTATAAATTACATACTCTATCATTTTTATACAGTTTACATACTGCTGTAAAAATTCCTTATACTGTTTAGCTGCAGGAGTACTACGCTGTTTCATAGAGTTATTAGGGTGTACCTCTATAAAAGGTAATTTTCTAAGCTCTGTTAGCTGAGTCTCTAAAAATACTACGTCATCTATCACCTCTGCCACTAAACTCAGTGACTCCTCAGGTATAAGGTCTAATATCTCATTTTTTCTACTCAATTATTTACCTCCTAACCATAAATGGCGCTAGCAGCCAGTCTCTCACTAGCCTTAATACAGAATAGTCCTACTAGCTAAAAAGGAGTTTTACAATGAAAAAAAGCAACCATAACTCGCTGTGGTAGACACTGTAGGAGTTGAACCTACTACCAGAGACTTATAAGGTCTCCACTCTGACCGTTGAGTTAAGTGTCTATGATCTGACGGCTAGGCAAGCTCTAGAAACTTTCTGCAACCGTTAATTTAGTATAGTGCTGGCACTCTACCTATAAAGTCTACTCTTTAACCATGCCTAATTTAATGCAGTGTGAGCTACACTTAGCCCAGTCCTTAATTAATGCCCTATAGGCAATATTGGAGGAGTGTCTGGGAGTCGAACCCAGTAGGCTGTTACGCCCTCCGAGTATTCAAAGCTCGTTTCTAACCGTTCGAGTACACTCCAGAGTAGCAGCTTTTTAAAGCTGCAATATCGACCACCAATAGCCGATCTAAATACCCTTGTTAATAGCATTACTGGCGGTAAGTGTAGGAGTCGAACCTACTCAGGTTTTACCCTGCCATTGATTAGCAATCAAGCCTATTACCGTTCTAGCAACTTACCACGTTTGAGCGCTTTAGGAGAACTAAAAGCGCTCATAAAATCCTATTTATACGCATTGTGTATAAATATTCTGTAAGTATTCAAATATTTTTACATCTAAAAATTTTTAAGTCTAAAAATCTCGTTAAAATCTGTCTCCTGTGAGAATTATA